TCCGTTGACCGTCCGCAGCCGCTCGACCTTGGCCTGCCAGAACGAACAGGAGTCAGCGTGTCCGCCCGCTTCTGCTCCGCAGTCTCCGCACCAGCCCATCACTCCCCACCCCCTTTGAGGGTTGAGCGGGCGAACTCCATCACCGTCATCCCGGACACCAAGTTGCCGTGATTCCATGAGCCACGCTCGATTTGTTTCAGCGCTGCCCGCAGTCGCTCGACTTCTTGGTCAGCCGCGATGTACTGGGCCTGGAAACGGCGCATGTCCTCGTAATCCTTACGGCCCTCCTCTTGCAGCCTCTCGCCCTCGGCCTCGGCGTGCTCAAGCTGATTCTGAAGCGATTCCAGCTCCCGCACGTTCTCTCTCACGCGTCACCGTCCACGAACACGCGCACGCACGGCGCCTCTTGCGTGTATCGCTTTCGCACGGTGAGCGTCGTCACCTGCGAGTCGTCGCGGAACACCCCGGCATCGGTCATGCCGTCGAGCACCGCACGCGCCAGCTTGTCGACGTCAGGCTTCGTGATCGGCACCGATGCCTTCGGCCGCTTCGGCTGGCGCAGGAAGAACATCAGCGTGATGCGGACGGGACCGAGATCGGGGGCGTCGCCGTTCAGCTCGGCGCGCGCAGCGTCGATGACTGCCGACCGCCACGATCGCAGCGTCGCCTTGTTGTCGTCGACGACGACCGCCCGGTTCTTCACGACGAACGCACGCTTCGATCCCTGGGGGACCGGGTCGCCGAAGACCTGGAACGCCAGCGACCTCATGTCTCGACCGCCGCAACGGTGTTCGTGATGCACTCGCACTCCCCGCAGCAGTTAACCCCGGCAACGTGATTGCAGTACGTCTCGTCGAGAGAGGCCGCAGGATGCTCTTCGTCGTCGATCATGTGGACGTTGTTGGTCACCAGCAGGTCCTCGTCGCTGCTCCACGTCATCGCTTCCTCACGATCTGATCGACACGCTGCGGGGTGAGGTCGAACCTCTCGGCGATCTCCCGTCGGTCCAAGCCCGTCGCCCACAGCTCCCGGATGTGGCCGTCGCGCTCCTCTCGTTCGGTCGGCTTGAGCCACGTCCAGGTCACGCCTTCGCCGCCTTCGACCGTGGTCGACAGCCCTCGGAAACAGGCTCTCCGCAGCCCGGGCAGACCCACTTGCCGTCGACCTGCACAGCCTTCTGACCGACACCATCACAGACGCCGCGGAGCCTCACTGCGGCCATCGCCGCGGCCTTGCGCCGCTGCCACTCCGCGTCTTGCGCGGCTATATCAGCCTCGGCCTCTTTGCGCTTGCGGTCGGGATCGACCATGGCGCGGACCTTGGCGCGGATGTCGTCGGGCATCGGGATGTTCTCCCGGAACTCGCTGGCGGCTAGTGCGGGGTGCTCGCGCTCGTCGATTTCCTTCCGGATCTCTCGCGCTATCTCATAAAGCTGCGCGACCGATGGCGGCTTGATGAGTTCCGAACGTGCCCGCTCGGCCACCGCCTCGGCGATGTCATCCCCTATCCGATCCAGGGACTCAGCAAGGGCGAGCATGCTCATCTCGTTAATTGGCCATCCCGGGTAGCTCGCCAGCAGGCGCAATGCGAGGGCTCGGGCCATATGTGTGACCATCGCCACCTCCCTCCATGAGCTCGCGGGCCATCCGGTCCAGCGGCATCTCGGCGGCCTGGCGCCTCGACCTGGCCGGTCCGGACAGCAGCCGGTGGAAGTTGCTCATCACGCCTAGCGCTGTAAGCGTCGCGTCGCCCATGACCTCGGGCCATCGCTCAGCGGCTTGGCGAACCATCTCTGGCGTGGCGTCGCTCTCGCGGGCTAGCCCTCGTGCCTTATTGAGCCGTCCACGCTCGACGGTATTTAGACCGTCCCAGCCATGGCCTCCAACCTCGCAGAGCGCCTCGAAGACTTCATCGCGGGGTCGCGTTCGCGTAGCGAGCGCAAGGGTTTGATCTTGGGATTCTTCGTCTGGGGGATCTACGTCTAGGGGATCTACTACTGCAGCCGGGGTTCCCGACCGCAGGGCATCCCGACCGGCGGGTTCCCCGTCTACCGGAGACCCGATAGTTTCGGGGGTTGAACCTACGGATTCCCCGGCTTCGGCTCGGACGATGTAATGCGACGAGAGATGCCCCTCAAGGTCGCGTTCGCGCACGAGCTCGGCGTAGCCCACGTCACGCAGCTCTCGCATGATGGCTTGGGCCTGCTCTCTGCCGCAGGCATTCTCGCGCTGCAGGATCGCGATTGAGGAACGGACCCATCCTTCATCGTGCGAGAGCAACGTGACGAGGCCGCCTTTCGCCTTCGGGCTCAACCGCGCATCGCGCAGGATTGCGCGGGGGATGGCATCCCAGGCTGCACCGCCGAGGTCGATCCGGTCGCTCACAGCGGCATCGCCGCCTGATCTCCGGTCACACCGTCGATCCGTGCGACGTCACGCCGTGCGCAGTCTCGACAAACCCGCCGGCGCTGTCTGACGAGGAACCTGGCCTGTGTCACCAGGTCTCTCCACTCGGTGCGCTCCTCGAGGAGGGACCGGCGTTCGACGAGACGTGAGCCCTCGTGGGCCGGGTGGCTACAAATTGCGGCGACGGTCACGTCGCCATCTCCACATGTTCGAGGGCTTCATTACCCCAGGTGAAGTGCCCGCCGAAGGCGCGGCGGCACCGCGGGCAGCGGATGGGCTCGGTCATCCCGCGATCTTCCCCTCGCAATCGGGACAGACCACCGAAGCGAGGAACCCACAAGAGAGACACTCGCTTGCGATGACCCAGGCGTCCTCGGTATGGATCGGACAGGTCAGGAAGTAGATGTCCCCGCCGCAATGTCCACAGCGAACACCCACCTCAAGTGTGTTGTTGTTATCGTCGCCAGCGGGAATCTCAGCCACGTTCACCGTCCCGCCACGCTGCCGCGACCTTCGTGAGCTGCTCGGTGGTGAACTCAGCCTTACGCCGCGGCACATTGCCAGCAGAGCCACGACCGCCAGCGGCGTGTTCACCGGAGCTGCCGCCCCGCCAGCAGACCGGGGCGATCATGTCTCCATCTCGATGTGTTCGAGGGCCTCGTTGCCGTACGTGTCCCATCCGAGACGGTTACGGCGGGCAAAGAGTTCTAGACGCGGAGAGGGGGAGACGCGCTCAACCATGTCGAGGAAGGCTTCGGGCTTTGCCGAGTGCGCGATGTGTCCGCCTTCGTACGGACGTGACCAGTTCCACCACGTTGAGTCCTCACGGGCCAACGCCTTGAGCGAACCGCGGCGGGCGAATAGAACAAACTCGGTCGTGTTCACGAACGCACCACCGAACCCAATCCCCATTGGGGGCTTACACCACGTTAGGAGTTGGGCGGGCCGGAACCCCCATGCCCGCACGACGCCGTAGGCGTCCTCAAGGAAACGGCTCGTCGTCCAGAGATACAGATGAGCATCGGGCTCCGCAAGCTCGGCCACCGGGAGCGCCCCAATCTCAGTAAGCGTCATCGTGGGATAGCCCAGGCCCACCGTCCCTCCGCGGTGACGTCCCCACCATGTTCCGTCCACCACACGACCCGACTTCGCCGTGTAGCGACCCTTCGCGTCAGTTTCACCACGGGTCGTCACGCCAGTCTCAGGCATCGGCCACGGCGGGTCGGCGACGATGGTGCGGTACTTCACGGTTTGTTCCCCATGGCCTTGAGGGCAGCGCGGAGCAAACGCCTTGCCTTAGCATCTTCGTACGGGTGTCCTACGGCGTATTCCGCCGCCGCGATGAGTTCCTGGATGGCGGGTTCGCGGTCATACCGACCGCCGCACCACGGCCCTCGGTCAAGGCAGTGTGTGTGGTCCCCACCTACGCAGGCTATGGTGCAATGACTCCCCGAATGACAGCCGCAGCCGCAAGGGTAGTAGGACTGCTTGCATTGACAGGCGTATCGAGCTAGCACAGCCTCGTACTTCATCCGCGTTCACCGTCCCGCCACGCTGCCGCGACCTTCGTGAGCTGCTCGGTGGTGAACTCAGCCTTACGCCGCGGCACGTTGCCGGTGATCCGGTTCTCCTGCCGCAGCTTGCCCGCGAGCTTCACCGCGCCTGATAGCGTCATGTCCTTCGGCGCGCGCGCCCATGCCTCGGGCGATGCTGGTGAGGAGTCCCCCGAGTCGCTCGCGGTCGTGACGCCTTCCCCAAACGCCGTCGCGCTCGCGTCACCGAGGGACTCCTCGGTCCCGACGCCGGAAAGAGAGGTTGAACTGGCGTCGGAAGAATCCGGGCGGGGGCCGCGTTCGCCCGTTCCCATGGAGGTTGGCGGCGTGCCCGCTCCCCCGCCCTGAAGTTCGTCGCGCATCGCCGTCCAGCGGTCAATCAGCGTGGAGGCATCCTCGCGATTGAGGTGCTTGTATGACTCGACCTTGGCCATCGCATGGCCTTCGTCGTGGCTCATGCCGATCTCGCGTTCGAGCTGATGCAATAGACCGACTTGCTCGCGCGTGGCCGGTCCTTCCGGGTCGGCGAAATCAAATCCGCTCAAGACCAGTGCGGCACCGAGGCAGGATCGCAGAGCGTTCCGCATGGCCCTCGTCTGTGCCATAGCTCGGAGTGTGTGATCGTCAGCCTGGCGACGGTTCCGCTCGCCGCGCGTGCACATCGCCTCGGCCGCGGCCACCTCGTCGCCGTCGCGCGTGCGGACGACAGCCCTTGCCTCCCAACCATCTTCGAGCTTGCGCGTCCACTCGACGAACGGCACGAGACCGTAGGTCAAGGCCAGCAAACTCCAAGCGGGGAAGCCGAAGAACTCGTGTTGCGAGCCGCCATACCGTTGAACGAAGCCTCGGTCACGAGCCACGGCGATGACGTCGCGGACGTTCCGTTCGACCTGCTCAAGCATGGCGCGGGTGTCCCCGGTGCCGACGATCTTGTCGAGGGCGTCGGGCGTGCGGCGCGCGAGGTCAGCGGCGGGCTCAGTCATCAGCAGCTCAGCATGTGATGTAGGCGTGCCGGGTTCTCGGCGCACGGCACGGGTGCAAAGTCCTGACCGTCGGGGCCTTCGGTCGTCAAGTGCCAGGCACTCGACGTGCCCGGTGGGTTCTCGGCGTTCGCGACTTCCTCAATCCGCTCGGGTGGCGTCTCGCCGTACGCGCAGACCTGCATGTAGACCAGCGACCAAAGCCCCCACTCGCTCACCGGCGTCATGAAGGGCTTGGTCACGACGACATCGCTTGTCACTGGCTCAGGCATCGGCGTCCCCGGCGGGGGCGACGACACGGGAGCCCACAGGTGAAGCCGGACTCCGAGCCGCGTCGCCGTCCCCCTCGGTCTCCTGAGCCTCACCGTTGTCGGTAGCAGCTCCTGGCGCCGTAGCGACGGCCGGGGAATCCTCGGCGGGTGATGTGAGCGTCCCCGGTGCAGCGTCGGTACCCTTGCCGGGGAGACCTACCGACTCGGTGCTGGCCCCATCACCCGCCGACGGTCCCCCGTCGAGGTCGAGCACCGGCTGTACCGGCGACCTACCGAGCAGGTCGACGCCGAACGGCCGGGAGATGTCCTTGCGCTTGCGCCACTCGCGTACGTCGACCGCGAGCGTCACCGCTTCCCACCCGATCTCGAGGTCGACCCAATACAGGTCGCACCGAGCCTGGCCGACGGGCATGTGCATCACGAGGCCTTGAGTCCGGTCGACCGGCGGCATCGCGTCCCAGGTCTCAAACTCTGCGTCCCATAGGTACTCGGCGTTGGCGTAGAGAGCTTCTTGAATCGCGATTTCCAGCCATGAGTAATCGAGCCCGGCAGCCGTCTTCACGTCGGCGATGTATTGGCCGGGGTGCCAAGTGATGATCCGGTCGAACGTCCCGGCAACGCCGAGGTCGGGGATACACACGATTCGCTCGACGACATCGGCATGGGTTCGTACGCCGTAGAGCTTGAGTTCCGCGTGGTACGCCTCAAGGTCGCGGTCCCACGGGGACGGAACCTCGGGAGCCTCGCCCCGGTCGGACTGCGCCGTCCACTCATGGAGCGCCGTTCCCATGTTCCGCCCCGACGAGCCGCCGGCGTACTCGATGGCATCCTGCGCGACCTCGTTGAGTTGCTTCTTCCCGGTGTCGAGCGGCAGCGCAGCGGCGAGCGCGCGGAGGTCGTCGCGCGTGGCGATGCCCTTCGCTGTCATTCGGAGCTTCCAGTCGACCAGACCCCACGGGTCCGACAGCGTGTTCGCCAGCGTCGTCGCACGAGTCCACGCGCGCTCCTCGCCGGTGATGGGATCGGGCAAAAGATATCTGCCCCAGCGATCGCGGCGTGGCTCGGTCATGCCGCACCCACGTTTTGACCCGGGGACGGAGGCCAGCGGAGTTGACCGACCTCCGCCACCCGGGGTGAAAAAAGGCATCTTGCGGCCCTGTCGCACCAGCACAGCCACACGCCCGGGGTGTGCGACCCCCCCATACCGCCGTTCACGACAGCGGCAGGCTTCACGTCAGCTCCTCGCGGATCGCGGCCATGAACTCGTCAGCGTCGCGCGGTCCCATGATCCTGTCGGCGAGCTTCACGAATGCCCTGCGCAGCAGCGCGTTGCACGTTGCACACACGTCATGCATTCGGGTTGGATCGTGTCCAGCGGCGTGCTCGATCACGTTGTTTCCTCGATTGTTTCCATGACGGGGGCCACGCCGAATAGATGTAGGAACAGACCCAACAGCGCGCCCTGCATCGCATCGTTATCACCTGCAGCCCAGGCGAGACATACATCCCTTGCCTTTTGATCAGTGATAGGTGCAGCGGCGATGAGACCGGCATCGGCCTCGCGATTCACAGCGCTCAACACATCCCCCCGGAGATCGGGATTGATAACGGCGTTGCCGTCCTTCCCACGCAAATCTCCGTGCTGATCCCATCTCCACGGTCCCGGTGTGGGCCTTTCCATCCGACTGCTCACGGTCGCCGCTCCTGGTCGCGGTGCCACCGCTCCATCCACTCCTGCGACATACGGTCGGCGTGGTCGTTCACCCGCGAGGCCCCCATGAAGAACGCGACGGCGAGCACGACGGCGAGAATCCAGCCTCCGAACAGGAGCCAAGACGCGAGCGGAGTCACAGCGCCGCCTTCGCCTTGGCGATTGAGGCACGGACAGTCTCGATGCACTTACGATCTAGTGGCCGGGCGCGGAATGCTGTGACGTGTTCATCGATCCGTTCTAGCGCCATCAGTAGGTCGGCGATGACGTCTTCGAGCTTTCGGGAGCGACGCAGATAAAGCTCTGCGTCCTTCGCCGCGGCACTCATGGCACGATCCCGGACTCGACAGCACGCCGACCCAACTCGGTCGCCACCGAATCCTGGGTCAACGCGACAGCGACGAGAGCCACGACGGCCAGCGCCAGAAACAGCGCCCAGGTCGGGATGAGCAGCTCGTACGTGAGCCACTTCATGGCCGTGCCGCCTGCATCGTTCGCACGGTCGTTTCGAGGTACCGGGCACGGCTGCGGTAATAGACCACCGCCACGATCAACCACGTCGCCGGGAACGACAGCAGCAGCAAGCTGAGATACCAACCGATCATGATTCCTCCCTTGGTAGGCACTTCACGAGAGCAACTCCGTGTCGCACTCGCAGCAGATGCCCTCGACGATGAAGTCGTCTTCACAGGCGGGGCGAGGTGGCTCGGCGCGAACGAAGTCGGCCCCACGACACCACCAGCGGCACGGGTTCCCGCCGCAGTGGGTGCAATCGTTCGGCGTGCCATCGGAGCAGAAGTCGGCGTGTTCACCGGAGCGGCCGCAGCGCCAGCAGGTCATGCCGATGCCTTCTTGACCTGCATGACGGCCCCGCCGTTCAAGTAGGCCACGCGAGCCGCCGCTACCTGCGGCCACTCATGGTCGGATTCCGGGTGCCACTTGCCGTCCGGGTCGTAGAAGCCGACCGTCCAGAGCCGCCGCTCGCTGCGGATGTAGACGTACATCAAGCGCTCACCTCGTCGGGTTCCTCGGTGAGCAGCGCCGCCAGCTCGTCGAAGTCCATCTCGAGGGCGGCGGCGAGCTTGCCGATCGTGGTCGCCGTCGGGGTGTTGTAGCCGCGCTCAAGCCGGGTGACGGTCTCGTCGGCCAACCCAGCCTTACGAGCGAGCGCCTGAGCAGTCAGACCACGCATGGCCCGGAGCTTCGCAAGGGCGGGATAAGTTCTCACGGATGCGAACCCTACGCTTCCATGCGTGGGATGTCAACGCACTGGCGCGAATGATTTGCGTTCTGCCCAGAAATACGCCAAACTCCGTACCCCATTCCCCAGGGAGGGTGAGGACGATGGAGCGACAGGAGTACCGGGCCAGGCTCGCCGCTCGTCTCCGAGGCGCACGGGCCGAAAGCGGCCTATCTCAGAAGGACGTCGAGCTGGCCACCGGCCTAGACACTTCGCGCTTGTCCAGGATCGAGAAGGGCGACCGGGCGATTGAGCTGGAAGACCTACTCCTGCTCGCTGGGCTGTACGATGTGCCGTTCGAGCGGTTCCTCGAGGTGGGAGCACCCCTTGGAAATCCGCCTTCGGCCACGCGGGCGTCGTCCAACAGACAACCCCAAGACCAGGCGGCGTAGCCCGCCGAATCGCCCGGTCATCCGATGCGCCTCGTAGTCCCTGCGGCCGATGCCCCTCTCATGCAGGACCGCACCTTCCCCGCGGTGCTTCATCGCTTCGACCGTCACCTGGATGTCCTCGGACGTGCCGATTCCACCCGCCGGAAGTACCGCTACGAGCTGCTCTGTTGGTGGGTCGACTATCTGTTCCCCAGCGGGCTCGACGTAGCCGACGTACGCTCCGGTCACGTCGAGGAGTACGTCGGCGCCCTACCCCGCCACGGGTCCAAGCGGAGCGACGCGCTGCGGGCGCTCCGCGCGTTCATGGCCTGGGCCGTCGTCGAGGGTGAGCTCGACCGCAACCCCGTCGCCCACATCCCGGTCCCCCGGCCGAAGATCGCACCGGCACCGGACCTGTCCGATGAAGAGATGCGCCGACTGCTCCGTGCGGCCTTCCGCCGGGAGCGTCGCCGAGGGTGGGCGATCCTGCTCTGCTACGTCACGGGAGCGCGGGTCGGTTCCCTCGTGGCAGCTCGGCCGGCCGACGTCCATCTCGGCGCTGATGCCCGGCTCGACCTGCTCGAGGCCAAGGGCGGGAAGCCGTACAGCGTGCCGCTCGAGCGCGCCGGGGTGATCGCGGCAGCCCGGCTATTAGATATCTGTTCTACATCTCGTCTCATCGGGGTTGGCGCCGAGCGGTTCCGCCAGTGGGTCCACGCCGCCGAGCAGGAGGCCGGCCTCGGTCGGGTATGGCCGCACCTGCTGCGCCACGCCTTCCTCACCCGAGTCGCCCATGCCAAGGGCGTCAGCCCCGAGGAGGTGCGGAAGCTGGCAAACTGGTCGGACCTGTCGCAGTGGCCTCGGTACATCGCTGCCTCCGACCCCGTTGCACGGCAGGCCATCGGAGCGGTCCTCGGTGGACATGCGAAGGCGCCCGTCCCGACCGAAGGGAGGAAAAACGGTCGAGACGGGCGCTAGGGCCGACGCGGAGCGTCAGCGTTCTTTGAACCAGGTCACCACCGCTGGCAGGGCACCGACGAGCACGACCATCGATGAGACCACGGCCGGGGGCGGCTCGAGCGAGAACGCCCACAGGGCGACGGTGACCACGGCAGCACCGACCAGGCCGGAGGTCTCGGCAGGACGGCGCTTAACGGTCTCGCGGGTCTTGGTGACGGGCTTCATATCTCCTCCGTTCAGCATGGCGCCGGCGGGTTGGCCGGCGGCGGTGAGCACGGCGGGAAGGGCACGGTGACGGTGACGACGGTGGTCTCGGTGGTGATCGGCGGTGGAGTCGTCGGTGTCGGCTCGACCTCCTCGACGATCTCCATCACGGTCATGAGCGACGATCCGAAGGCGCTGGCCATCTCCGGTTCCTGGCTGCGAAAGGTCTGCTCACATCCCAAGGCGATGTCGCCCGGATCGACGAAGCACTGATCGATGCCCGGCCCCCCGACGACGCGATCCCCGCCGCGATCATCCACGGCGAACAGCCGATCCCGGCCCTTGCCTCCGGCCACGACATCTCGTCCACCGCCCCCGACCGCGACATCCCGGCCTGCCCCAGCGCGAAGGATGTCGTTGCCTCCAGCGCCGTGGATGAAGTCGTTGCCCGGTAGGGCACACAGGACGTTCGGACCCTTCGTCCCGGTCTTCACATCACGCTCGGGAGTCCCGACCCAGGTGCAGCGCCCCGGCGCCCCAGGCGACGGCTCACCACCGGCAGTGACGACGCCGACGAGCGCCACCGTCAGCAGGACGAGAGGGATCAGGGCTCGAGACATTCGGCGGGCACCTCTGAGACTTTGAACTGCGTGGGCACGCCGAGCTGATCGGCGATCTCGCGGAGCGCGGTGAGCTGCTCGATGTTCGCCCGCGCCGATGTGCAGATGACCGCGGTGTTCCGGGCTCTTTCACGGGCGTCGATGTATGCCGTGCCGACCAGGAAGCCGACGACGATGAGGAACAACGCGACGGCCTGCCATATATCCCGTGCGGTCATAGGCCAACGTCGATCAGGGTCCGCCCGATGAAGCCCGCGACCACCGCCCCCAAGATCGCGTAGAACTTCAGGTCGAGCGAGCGGATGCGCGACGTGTTTTGTTCGACCTGCCGCACGATGGGCGGTGTGGGGGCCACGTCGGTCTGCATCTGCTCCACCACCTTGAACCTCGCGTAGAAGCTGGCCCAGGAGACCTCATCGACGGGGAGCTCGCGGTAGGCCTCGGTCTTCCGGCGTTCGGGACCGTTGTGCGCCTCGCTCATCGGATCACTACACAGTCACCCCGTAACTCCAATGCCAGGCCTCATCGTCCGGGCGTGTCCGGTTCCACCCCTCGGCCGCGAGGCACTGATCGATGATCTTGAGATTCGGCTGCGCGTTCGAACGGTCGATCGCCAGGCCGCGTGTGTGGCCGGTGATGTTCGGGTTGGCATAGCGGTTGGGGTCCTTCGCGTAGAGCGCGCGCTGCGTTGCGCAGGAACGGTTCGTGCCAGCGAGGATGATGATGGGTCGACCGTTGGGGTTCCGTTTGAGCCGGGCCGCCGTCCATCCCGTGCGCTTGGCGTAGCGAACCTGCGCCGCTTTGAAGGCCCGCATCGCCGGTCCCTGCAGCGTCAGGATGACGTTGCCGTCGTTCTCGGGGAACTGGTCGAGCCTGCGGAAGTTGCGGTAGTCATCCCGACAGGCCCCGCCGTAGTAGATGTAGCCGTAGGGGGTTTTGATCCTCCGCTCGGTGCGCGTCCAGTCGCTCATGGATATCTTTCGGTCGGGGGGAAGGCGTATGATGCAGGGTCCAAGAACAGGGGGGGTCAGATGGGATTCTTGAAGTGGCTCGGCCGGGTGATGCTCTGGTTCGTCTTCCTGCCGCTCGGGCTCTGGCGCTCGATCAAGCACGGCAAGGACAAGCGTCAGGCCGAGGTTCTCAGGGCTGTCCAGGGTGGAGCTGCGTTGAACCCGATGAATGCCTCGGTTCAGGAGCTGGAGGCGGCCAAACTAGATGCGGCCAGGATGCAGGGCATAGTCAACCCACCTTCGGCCTGATCGAGCATCAGGCGAGCTTGACGCCCCACAGGGTCGAGTTGGCTTTGATCGTTGAAGTACCGCTCGCCGAGGTCTGAGCCCATCGGAAAGTCACGGCCCCGGCGGTCCCGGCATTGATGAAGAGAACCTCCATGACATATAGACGTGCTGAGGCGATGTTGGCGAGATAGTTCAGCGTGGGAGTGTCAGAGGCGGTCTGCCGCGCTTGTTGCAGGAGGGCCGACACACCTTCCCCCGTCATGAGCATCTGTAGCTCGCTGCTCGTCGGGATCGACCACGTGCTCTTCATGCCACCCGCACCGGTGATAACACTGTGTACGAGGGTCAGCCGCCATATCTCGTTCGCGGCGATCGAGGGAGTGAACAGCGTGTCGTCGTTCACCAGCGTCGTCGATGCAGTGACGTTCTGGTCAGAGGCCTTGCGGGCGATGAGGTGTGGCCCAAAGCTAAGCTGGTTATCGCGGATGTGCGTATTGAAGTTCGCCGCCGTCAGAGTCTCGCCGACACTCCATGTCTTTGGAACGGTGAAGGCCATCGATTCTCCTTATCCGAGGATCGCGGTCGAGTCGAGCAAGCCATAGGTCGCGTCATCGAGGATGCCGGCTTGAACGAGGGTGCTCGGCGCGACGTTCAGCGTCACGGTCCAGGACCCATCTCGGGCGATCGTGTGAGCGATACCTTCGACCGAGGAGACCTGGGAGGTATCCGTTCGAGATTCGATCACCTTGACGATGTCGTTGATATCTCTCGGGAGAACGCGGTCCCAGAGGTCGTGCTGCATCGCGTTGTCGACCAAGGACTCCAGCCGGAGGACCGGGTTCGCATACCGCGTCACCTGGAGCTCGGCACGGGTCAGCACGGCCCCATCGCTCGCTAGCTGGATGTCGGTCTCGGCGCTCGAGCGGATGCCGAACTCGGCCTGAGAATCCAGGTCGATCGCGATCTGCTCCGTCCCGCCGGTTCGAGTCATGTGGACGTCGTTCAAGATCAGGTCATCGCCGCGGATCAGAGAGACATCTCGGTAGGTCATCCCGGAGCCGTCGTCGGCCCAGGTCCGAGTCGAGAGGTCTGGGTTGACCTCCACGGCCTCCCGGAAGACTGCCTTGCCGTCCTTGCCGATGAAGAACCGTCCCCCCTCGGCGTGGGCGATCTGCTGGATGTGCTCCAGTGCCGAGACGTTTGCCAGTGTGATCGCCGGGATGGTCGCCGTTCCTACGTCAAGGTCCCTGTCGGCATCCGGCCACATCACCGCGTCGAGGATGGCCTCGATCCTTGCACCGGAACCCTGTTGGACGAAGCTTCCGGAGACGAATGCCAGGGAGAGGATCTTCATCCCATCGACGAGAGTGATCTGGACTTCCATATCGACGTCGCCGGGGAAGTGGATCGGCACGGCTTCGATGAAGCCGTAGAACACCGGGTAGTCGACCGCCGACCACGTCCCGACGAATCGGACCCGGCGCATCGGTTGGAGGTTCGTGAAGAAGCCATCTCGGTTGTCACCGACGATCTTGCCCGTCCCGGCCTCCACTCGTTCGAGCTCGCGCTGAGCACCGCGATCCGTCGAAGCCTCCCGGACGCGGTCGGTGATGTCCTCGGAGAACGTCGGGGCGAGGGGACCGAGCTGGGCGGTGTCCAAGACCGTTGCGGGATCATCTAGCGTGTAGCCGCTGATGAATCCCTCGGTGTCGAGTTCGACGGTCAGCGTCGGGACACTCACAGGCCGGTGCCCGCATTCCGATTGCCCAGCTTGCGGAGCTGATCTCGCGTGATCCTGGCGAAGGTCTGGCCGTCGACTTGCAGCACGATGTCGCCGTTGATCCCGCCGAAGCCCATCTCGTTGTTGACGCCGGAGAACGCCTCGCCCTTGTGGACCATCGCCAGCCCCGAGCGGGTGACGATGCCCCCATGTTGAGCACCGGGGAGCCGGATGCCGCTGAAGACTCCTTCAGCCGCCCCCCGTTCGGCGAGAGCATCCGAGACACCTTGACCGAGCTGGCCAAGCCAGTTGATGGCTTCCTTGATCCAGCCGATGAGATCCTTTATGGCCCCGACGATCGCATCCAGCACGGCAAGCACGGGTTCCTTGACGGCCTGCCATGCTGCGATGAACCGGTCCTTTATCCAGCCGGCGATTTTCCCGATGAAATCGCCGATCCGGGCGAGGAAGTTTCCGATCGGTTCGACGACCTTATCCCGGATGAATCCGACGAGGTCTAGGAACTTGTCGATGACGAAGCCGATTGCGGTCACCACAAGGGCGAACTGCGCGAGGATGATGGTCGCCATCACAGCGATGGCGGCGCCGATCACGATGAATAGCGGTTTCAGCCGCTCGAGCACCGGGAGTATGCGGTTCTGGATCGTGTGCCACATCGTCTGGAACAGCGGGATCAGAACACTTCCGATGGCCTCAGCGAAGGGCCTAATGGCATCCCAGGCGTTCATGATGCCTTCCTTGAAGGCATCGAATGCTGGTCCGACGTTCTCTTGTAGGAACCCGACAACATCGGTGAATAGATCCGCGAGGAATGTCATCGCTGGAGCCAGAGACTTCCCGATGGTCTCGGCTAGGTTCTCCAACGCCACGCGCATAGTTCCGGTGGCAGTGGCCTGAGCCTGTGCACTTCCGGCGAATTGGCTGGTTACCTCTTGCAAGATGATGCCCTGAGCCTTGTGGAGTTTGCCAGATTCAGTCAGCCTGGTGATCTGCTTTTCCTGCTGATCGGAGAATTGCACACCAACTCGGGTCAGCGCGGACATCCCGGCGATGGGATCGTTCAGGGCCTTGCCGAGCTGGATCGTTCCCGATTTCATGTTGATAGAGGAACCTGAGGCGGCGGCAAACCCGGCCGACAGATCTAGGGCCGCGGTCACGGCCTGGTCGAACCGTTGGCCCTGGATGTTCTTGAATGTCAGGAGCATGTTCGCCCCGGACTGGATGACCTCATCATCGACAGCGGAGACTTTCGATAGATCGCCAGCGAGATTCTGGACGTGCTTGGCCGTGACACCAGCTGCGCCGCCGGTGGATTTCAAGACCGCGGCGGTCTGCTGCTGAACGTTCTCGGCCTCCTCGAACTTGCCGAAGGCAAAGGCCGCACCGCCGGCGAGCGCGGCAAGGCCACCGATGGCGATCTTCAGACCCTTGGAGAACTTCGACGTGTTCGAGACGACGTCGACTGTCAGCGTGCTTATCGTCGGGATAGCTGCCTCTCATTCTCCTCACCCAGCCTCAGCAGACGCTCGAATCCCTCCGTGAAATCACCGGAGAGCTTGGTGTCGTACCAGGGGGGGAGGAACTCCGTGAACTTACGGCGCTTGCGCGACCAAGCGTTCGCCATCAGCCAGCCCAGCATGGCGAAGCCGAAGTCGACCCGTTCGTGGATCAGCAAAGGACCGTGGACCTGCTCGAACGCCATCCAATCGGTCAGCTCGGAACTGCTGAGGTCTCCGAGTTCATCTCGCGTACGGCCGAGGGCGAGGGCGAGTCGGTAGGCCCGGACTTTATCCGGGCTTGCCTGAAAGACTCCATCGCCTCTTCGAGCTCCTTGTTCGTCAGACCGTTGAGCTTCGCGGCCTCACCGAACACTTCCAGGACAGCAATGAAAGGCATCTTCCGGATCGCCTCATCATCCTCAGCCAGAAAGATAGGCGTGCCCTCCTCATCTTCGAGCGAGGCGATGAGGACCGCCGATACCATCTCGGCCTGCGACTTCCCCTGTGAGAGCTCGGCCTGGTCGTCGACCGAGAGCATCCGGATGAAGACCGTCTCTTCCCACTCGTCGACGTAGAAGGGCACGCGCTTGGCTTTGCTCTTTGCAAGGATGCGTTCCCTTGGGGTGCTCACGACGGCACCGGGGTCGTCAGACCCGGGGACACCACCTTGAACGTGACGTGAGCTTCATAGGCGCCATCGTCGGTCGCTTCCTCCTCGTACGCGATGACGATCGCTGGGAACTGCACAGCCCTTGTGGTGTAGTTCGGATGCTGGAGCTGGTAATTCCGCGCCGTCTGCGATGAGGAGTCGTAGTCGGTCTTGATCGCCACGTGCTGCGCATCGGCGGGATCTAGGGCGATGTTGAGCTCGACCTCGGTGCCCTCCTGTCGGCCGGGGAGGAAGTCCGCCCACACGTCACCATGAGCCGAGACGTCGATCAGAGCACGCTCGGAGCCCACGGGTCCGATGGACATGATCTGCCCGACCGTGGCATAGGTCGATCCCGTCGTGTTCCGCTTCAGGAACCCGAGGTATCCGGCTTGCTTGGTCATGTCACCTCCCCCTTACGGAAGTCGGATAACGGCGCAGGTGACCGAGGTGAGAAACGAGTTCGTCACCGTCACCTGACCGTTCGAGTTGTTGAACCGCGTCATCTCGAATGGCCCAAAGACCTTTTCGGTGCCGTTGGTCACCGAGCCTCCACCGTCGTGATCGAAGCCCTGATTGCAGGCCACGGTGGAGTCGATCCCTACCGTGTCGGGGGAGCCCCCGCCATTCTTGATGTAGATCACCGTCCTACCGTCGTTCTGGAACACGTCGGACGCCGAGACCGCCGAATACGTCGGTGCCAGGCCCGTGATCAGGCTGTTCTGCACGGTCAGTGTTGCCATCTTGCCTCCTTATGCTTCGACCGCTGCCTTGAAGATCGCGGCCATCGAAGCCACGACCCCCGGTGCCGCCGCTACGGCCGCTTCCTCGCCGTAGGGCTGCGCCGCCATGTGTCTGGTACCTCTTTGCACGAACCGGTCGTAGGGCGCATCCGAGCCGGCACGCGCCATGGCTCCGCTGCCGCTGGAGTCTTCCTCCACACCGAGGAGCGAGACGAGGTGCCCCGTGTCCCTGGGGGCTCGAGAGGCCATCTCACGTTGCACGACCTGTCCGCCTGACTCAGCCGCTGGGCCAGCCGCCGCCTCGGCTTGGAGCTGCACGCGCTTGAGCGCAGCCCTGGTCTCAGAGATCCCCAGGATGCGGAGGCCGCTAGCCAACGAGCACCGAGCCGAAATCGGACAGGAGCATCTTCTCTCCCATCGTCAGGAACACTTCCGGCGCATACCCTGCGGACTCCATCAGCGTCGAGCCCATCGCCTCCGACGCACTTCGCTCGTTCAGCGTGTACGCCCTGGAGGCTGCCTCGAGGCAGACGCCCTTGACCGCTTGGTACTCGTTGGAGACCTCTGGGTAGCCGTGGTTGTAGGTCACGGTCGCACCCAGGGTCCATTCCAGCCCTGACAACTCATGGATCACCCCGGCCCTGGTGAAGCGGTAATTCGTATAGCCGGAGACACCGACCAGCACCGAAGTAATCGCCGTCACCGGACGCTCGGGAAGGATCAGCCGATCCCAATCCGTCGGCGGAAATGTCACCACGTCGGCTGCGACCTCCGAAAGCGTCTGCGCCGTGAAACGGCGAATCTCCGAGGAGGCGAGACCCAGGAACAGTTGCATCCTCGACAGGTCGTCCGGCTCGGGGTTGCCGATGAACTGACTGAGCTCGGCCGCGGTGGCGAAGGGATCGCTCACAGGTAGGCGTCCGCCGTCAGGGTGACATTGGTGTTAGCGGACAGCACCAGCTTGATGTACTGCCACGGGACCAGCTCCTGGAGCAGGTAACTGGTCGTGACCGCAGTAGTGATCGTGATGGCCGTCAGGACGAACGTCCGCGGCGTGGCGACCAGGGCATAGGGGACGTTGAAGTAGTTGATCCCGTCCACCGACCCACGGATGTTCACCGTCACCGTTGGGGTGGCACCCACCGCCGAGGTGATCACCACCGCGCCACCGGCCTCGCGCATCCCGCGGAAGACGATGTCCGAGTCGACGTTTCCGGTCAGGGCCGTGCACAGGTTCGCCTTCTGGTCTGAGCCGATCCCGTTGATAGCCATCAGTCAGCCTTCTTCGGCGGAGCTTTGGCTTTGACGGCCTCGGCATAGCCCGAAGTGATGAGCCAGTCGGCTTGGTCGGATTCCACGCTGGCTTCATCTGCCCCTTCGGTGTCCACGCCAAGCGCGGCGAATGCCGACGGGTACAGGACGCGCACCTTCACCTTCGCCATGTGACCTCCTTGAGGAGTAGGGGAGAGGCCCGAAGGCCCCTCCCCTGTCCCGGCCTACGATGCGCCGTTGCGGTAGAACTTCACGGCACCGGAGGCACCGTTGATCAGCTGCTTCGAGTCCGTCCGCAGGCTCGAGCGGAACGAGACGAGCCCCGTGGAGAACGCGAAGTCGTCCGAGCGGTCGAACTGCACCGTGGAGACATCACGGAACGCGAAGTAGCTGGAGAAGTCACCGAACGCGATCGAGTAAGCGTTGATCGCCATCACCGCGACGTTCGGATCGGTGACGACCGGCCTACCGAAGATCGTATCCGGTGCTCCTGCCTGCAGACCCGGCTGCCAGACGAAGTTACCCAGGCCCGAGCCACCCGTGTCATCGCGAAGCTTCCGGATGAACGCGGCGGTCAGGTCGTTCATGACCCAGAAGCCGCGCGCCCGGTAGCCCGAGACGATCGAGTGATACAGGCTGATCAGGTCGTTCGCCAGCACCGTCAGGCCCGAACCGGCGCCGCCGGTCACGCCGGCGGTCGGTGAGTTCGCGATGCCCTCCGGCTGCGCCGTGCCGGTCCCGGTGACATTGTATGCACCGGTTGACACACCGATGGCCGTTCCGGCCGCCCTACCGAGGTACTCGAGCAGGTTGACCGCCGAGTCCTGGATGAGCTCGGTCGAGACCTGGATCATCTGACCAAACTTGTAGGCAGCCAGCGTGACCTGAGCGAACTGTGGGTCGTTCTCCAGGAACGCACCACCCTCAGCCACCAGCGTTGCCGTGCCATGCCCCGTCGTCTTAGGAACGAGCATGTTCTCACCGCTTGCCGTGGTGAAGACCTGCGCGTTGGTCCGACGGATGCCGTTGTTCTCGACCAGGTGCTCCTGCAAGGTGCGGACGAACCCGGTCGGGATCAACTCGGCCCCGTCCGTTGCCGTGCCCTTGGTGAGGTCGTGGTACTCGATGTACCCGTCCCTGCGGGGATTCGCAGCCAAGGACATGACTGGGACCGTGATGGACTTCGGAGCCCATGTCTCGCTATCGGGCAGACCGGCCTTGAGCCAGTTCCGCATCCGCTCGACGAATGAGCTCTCCGAGCGCTCGATCACCTTGGGGTCACGGACGACCTTCTCGAACCGTGCCCGCTGCTCATCGAGGGCCTTGTCGTTCTCCTGCATGGTGAGCAGGTTGTCGATCCGGCTGCCGAGGTCGGCGAACTCCTTGTCCATCGCCTCCCACTTGGCCTTGTCCTCGCCCACCTCCCCATCGAGGTTGGCCTCGATCTGGGACATGAGCTCGGACTGCTGTGCCCGGATGTTCACCCGCTTGTCATGCAGGCTCTGGATCAGTTCCCTAACTTCCATCACTTCTCCTTGAGCTTGGCGAAACGAGCCGCGGTTGCAGCGAGCACCTCGTCTTCCTGCTCGAGCGTTCGGCTCGCATTCCTCGCCCAGGTGAGTCGGGCCTCATCGAGGGTGCTCTCGCGAGCCTCGGAGGATGACTCGGACTGGTGCGCTTGAAGATGTGAACGGACAGATTCGACGGACTGCTTCAGGTCGGGTGCCCCACCCCTGGCACCGGACAGAGCCGCCAGCGCCGCACCCACCCCGACCGAGTCCGGTCCCGCTCCCGGTCGTGGGTGATGGGGAAGCGTCCAATGCGCGGCGGTGTCGGGGTCGGAGTCGTTGTTCCGCTCGAATGCGATCTGGCGGAACTCCGCGGCGGACGAGGCCGAGCGCATGGCCGCGGCGCCGTCCCAGTGGAGTTCCACAGCGAAGCCTGCGATCGAGTGTAGAGAGGCCGTAGCCGCCTGGTTGGCGGGGAAGGTAACCGGGCCGAACTCCCACAGCTTTATCTCCCGGAGGTTGCGGGTGGCCCCATCGTCAGCGAGATCCTCGGCGATGGTCTCGAACTGGATCGACATCGCCCTGAGGGCTCCGGAGGCCAGAGCGGCTCGAATGTTCGCGTTGTCTGGTCCGTCGTGGAGTTGCACCTCAGCGTAGAGCCCTCGCTTGTCCTCCTCGAGGCGGGAGATAGTGCCGATCGGCAGCTCTCCGTAGCGGGGATCGTGGCCGTGGTTGAACAGCACCTGGACCTGCTCGCGGTTATTCTTCAGCGTCCGCGTGAACGCCCCCGGCTTGACGTAGGTCGTCTGGGGATACAGCGCGTTCCCTGAGTCGATGGGGTGGTCGAAGACCGAGGCGTAGCCCTTGAGCATGTTCCCCTGGGACTGGACCTGCGCGAGCTCGCGTGGGATGTCCGCGACGAGTCGTTCTCTCATGGAGTCACCTCCACGGGCACCTGCCCGTTGCCGTTCGGACCGGGAGCCGGCGTGGGCTCAGCCACTCCACCGGACGTCAGGATCTGGAAGTTGAGCGGCAGGATGTACCGGTCCCCACCGGGACGGGGTGGCTTGTCCAGGATCGCCCGCCAGTCGTTGAAGTTGATCACGCCGTTCTGGAGCTCCATCTGCAAGACCTTGGCGTTGGTCTCGGCGTCGGCCTCGAGCAAGGCCAATGGATTCAGACGGAGGAACTGGCCCCTGGGAAGGAGCGAGGACATCGCCGTCTCGAACCGGACCAGATGCTCTTTAAGGGTGAACCGATACAGCCCGATCCCCTGTTGCTCGACGCCGGTCCCCCAGCTGGTCTGCTTTTCGGTCAGCCCGACGAGATGGGGGGGGATGCCGTAGAACCGAGACGCGATGTCCTCGACCTGGAACGCCCGAGTCTGGAGGAACTGCGAATCCTCCGGCGTGATGGTGATCCCTTGCCACGTCGCCCCGCCCGTAAGGATGCCGGGACGGTGAGACTTGTCAGAACCAGCGTGGGCCTCCTCCCAGGTCTCGCGCATCAACTCGATGTGCTCGCGGGACTTCGCCCCGCTCGTATCCGGCAGCTGGATCACACCGGACATCGTCTGGCCCTTGCCGAAGAACTTCGCTCCCTGCTTCTCCGTGACCAGGGAGAGCCCGATAGCCTGACGTGCCGCCTCGATGGGAGACAGCCCCCTCAGCCCACCGGCGGTCTTCAGCTTGATGTGCAGGATGTCCCCGAGGGGATCGCTCGGTCCGTACCTGGAGAACTCCTGGTCCCCGGCCCAGGTGAAATAGATCTTCCCTGTGGGCCTACGTCTGACGACGACCTGACGCGGGTTCAGGGTCCAGATCTCCGAAGGGAAGCCCTGGAAGTCCCTCGCCGAGATGAGCACGAAGGCGTTCCCGTCCATCAGGAGCGATTCGAAGATGCGCTCGACGAACTCGAACCAGTTCGCCTCCGGGTTCGGGATGCTCAGCCACGCCGGCGGACGATCGACCGGCCTGCGGATCTCGTCCTGCTTGCGCACCACGTCGGCAGGAAGGCCGGCCAGCGTCCCCGAGATGAGGCTGATGCAGCGCCACACCACCGAGAGCCTGAGAGCGGACTCCTGGGAGACGAAGACACCCGCGTGGACAGGGTCGCCGATGTCCTGTCCGGTTCCCCACAGCTTCATCTTGTCGATGGCGTGAGACTCGGTCGGAGGGAACATCCAGCGGTCGAGCCGCTCGAGCAGTCCCATCAGAGCGCCACGAAGGCCGGCGGTTCAGCCTCGACCTCGGTCGCCATGTGACACGCCATCGCCAGCGCGATGAGCCCCGCCGTCTGAGGTGTCGGAACCAAGTACCAGCCCGTGGTGGTCTCCTTCGTCTGGCCCGCGAGCACCTGTGCCCGGAGCTCCGGATCGCCGTCGTGTTGCAGCAGGCCCGCCGAGATCAGCCGCCAGAGCGTCGCCGTGCCCTGAGCCAGCCTCTGGGGCCTCTGGGCAACCTCGACCATCGGCAGACCCGCCTCGAGGAGGAGATCCGCGGAGCGTCCGAAGTGGTCGTTGTCGTAGCCGATCTCGACGACGTCGTAGCGCTCACAGATGCGCCGTAGGGCAAACTCCGCGTCTCTGAGACCTACGCGGCCTCCGGGGGGAGGGGGGATCAGCTCGGCCCTGACCGCAACTCTCTCGTCTGTGCGCGGGGCCACGATGCCGATCCCCACCCCCGCCGCGGCCCGGATGGCCACGTACACCCGGTCCCCCTCTGAGAGGTTCCCGAGCTGGGCCATCCTCTGATCCCAGGTCACCGGGTCGATCCAGGGGGTTTCGCCCTCCGTCCAGACGTTGCAAGCGAACCGTGCCCACTGCGCCGGCGTCATCGAGGGATCGTCTCGCCTCCGCTTCAACCGCCCAGGGGTCAGCCACGATGCCGGGTTGGCCTGCTTGATCAGCTTCAGGTTCCGCAGATCGTCGGTGTCCTCGAGCGCATATTCGTGCCAGGCCAACGCCTCGGACCGTGCGTGGTTGTAGACACCGGTCCGGCGGAAGGTCTTCATCGAATGGGCCGCCAGCCGCATCTGACCCAAGGGCGAGTTCGCCGACGATCCAGCGGTGGAGATCGTCACCATCTGGCCGGCGCGCTTGTCGAGCCCGTCTCGGAAGATCCCGTAGAGCTCGGAGCGCGTATGCCGGTGGAGCTCATCGATCAGACCCAGGGTGAAGATGAGGCCATCGATCTTGTCGACGTCCGAGGCCAGGACGCGTATCCGGCCCCTCCCATCCCGTCGGCGGATCTCCCTCTGGTGAGCCCAGACCTGCTCGCCCACCGGGGACCGGATCACCAGCCCTCGCGCCTGGTCGAGCAGGATAGAGGCCTGATCACGCGAGGCGGCACAGATGATGACCTCGGCGTCGGTCGTGGTCATCAGGTGGAACAGAGCGAGTGCGGCGAGCAGGGTCGTCTTGCCGTTGCCCTTGGGGATGACGATGATCGTCTGGGGCACCCCGGCAAAGAAGTCAGCCAGGATCTTCGACTGGAATGGCTCCAGAACAAACCGATCACCGGTGTCCAGAACCAATCTATGGCAGAACGAGCGGAAAGCGGCGAATCCGGCCCCGGCGCGCGCGGAGCGTACTGAC